CTTGTCCTAATGTCTTCAACGCCTTTGCGGTGGCTACCGAGTCGCTCGCTCAGGACGTTTATAAACGCGCCTCGTACCGCTCGATGTGGCTCAACATGATTGAGCGCGGCGAGTATCCCCAGGGTACTGGCTTGACCCAGACCTCGTACAACACGACCAGCATCGAGCCGACTTCGGCTGAGGAGTGGTCGGCCATTACTCTGGCGAGCGGTAACCCCGGCGACAACGGCGGCGCTTGCGATGTCACTTACAGCGAGGTTCCGGTTGGTTTTAATTCCGTTACATGGAGTCCTGAGCGTTTTGCGCTGAAAGGTCCGCTTCTGTGTAAGGATGACCTGACCTATGACCACCGCGTCGAGGCGTTCTTGCGCGTGTACTTGGAGAAGCTCTCGATCCGCGCTCAGCGTTCTTGGGAGACTCGTTACCAGAACACCTTCGCCAAGTTCGCCATCAAGGCTGTGGCCGACTCGTCCTTCACTCAGGTTGAGACGATTCCGTCTGGCGTGAATGAGTTCCCCTGGATTCAAACCGGATCGGTTGGTCAGGCGCTCAATCAGTCCACCTCCGAGCTGACTCAGGAGATGCTTGATGTCGCCGCCGCCACGTTGATCCGTAACGGCGCGACGAATCCTGATAGCTCCGGCTTCATCAGCTATTCCAGCGATGGTCCGATCTTCCCGCTGTACATCGGCTTGGAGGCTTCGCAGCGCATCGCTCAGAACAACCCCGCGTTCCGCGATGACTTGCGCTTCGCTGATCAGGGCAGTGGCGCTGGTGCGGAGTTGCTCAAGCGCATCGGCGCGAATCGGGTGATTAAGAACTTCCGGCATGTGCCGAATCTGTTCCCGCCCCGCTTCACCTATGCCGGTGGCAAGTACACGCTGGTTCAGCCGTTCACCAGTGCGAACGGCACCAAGGGTACTGTGTTCAGCGTCAACCCGAGCTGGACGACCGCTCCGTACGAGGCCGCGTTTATCGTCACCCCGTACGTCTTCAAGTCGCACATCGTGCGTCCTGTGAACCGCGTTGGTGATTTGAGCTGGATGCCGACCAACTACATGGGCGAGTGGCAGTGGGTGACTGGTGCCTACAAGTTCAATACGGACTGCGAAGATCCGCTGGAGAAGAAGGGTCAGCATTACGCTGAGTTCGTGCATGCGAGTGAACCCGTTTTCACGAATCAGGGCATGACGATCATCTTCCGCCGTTGCACCGGCGCTCTGACGACCGTGATTTGTAGCTGATTAAATCAAATTGATTGACTCAGATACCGCCATGGGGAAACCTGTGGCGGTATTTTTATGCACATCAAGCGTGGAACGATTCGAGAAGACGGGATGATTTTCTGGGGTTACTGCGGAAAATCTCCAGATGGACAGCCTTTTCCGTACTGGCTGAAGCCTGAAATCTATGAGAAAGAACGAGAAAAGTCGAAAGCGAGGCTAAAGGCCAGATACGCATCTCGAAAAGGCGAGTATTACGAGAAGCAAAAAGCGTATCGCGAAAAGAACAAAGAGAAGGTGTTTGAATCAAAGCGTCGTTATCGCGCAAAAAACGCCGAGAAAATCAAGCTTCGAAAGCAGAAATACAGCGCTGAAAACCGAGAAAAAATAGCCAAGTGGATTGCTGAGCGAAGGGCAAAAAATCCCATTGTTAGAATGGCCAACTCAATGCGCCGCTCGATACGCCGGTATCTTGATGCTGGCCAGAAAGGGGAGATGAGTAGCTTTGAAATCATCGGCTGTTCAAAGGACGATCTTCGCAAGCACCTAGAGTCAAAATTCAGAGACGGAATGACTTGGGGGAACTACGGAAAGCACTGGCACATCGACCACATCGTTCCGCTGATTTCGGCTAAATCGCCAGAGGAGGTGAAAAGGCTTTGCCGTTGGACAAACCTTCAGCCGCTGACCGCATTTGAGAACATTTCAAAAGGTTCAAAGTACAAGCTCCCACCCTCGCATTAACCTTGACAGAGTAGGCCACAAAGTGATGCTCCCCGTATGCCGGTATTTACCATCCCCGAAGGCGTTGAAATCCCCGAGAATCTGAAGGAAGGCGAGGCTTTCCAGACGATGGCGACTATCGTTCTTGGCAAGGGCGGCAAGGCTGAGGTCATCGAGATTGATGGCATGGTCATCCCAGGCTACGAGAGTAAGAAGTCGAAGGGCAAGAAGATGGCTGAGCGTGGTGAGGAGGAGTACGAGGAGGAGGAGGTTGCTGAGGGCGGCGGCGGGGAGGGTTTCATCGCCGAGGTGATGCGCCGTGGTTCTGGTCCGATGGCCTAAATTGTAAATCGATATGCCAAACATCACATGCGACGAGGCGGAGACGCTGATCAATGAGGCGGCGTCGCTGGGATGTCGTTCTCCATGGGAGGTTGAGCTGGCTAAGCTCGCCCTTGAGAATCGTATTGCCGCGTATCTCCAGGGTGGTGGCGCGACGCGTGGCGCGTATCGGAGCGTGAGCGCGACGGGTAATGTCACGAGTGGTGATTATCTTCTGCTCTGCGATTCAACCGCTGGCGCGGTGACGGTTACGCTGCCTCCGGCTGCGCTTGTTCCGGGACGGATCTATGTGTTCAAGCGGATCAATGCCGGTGCGAACAACGTGGTTGTTGACGGCTATGCGTCGGAGACGATTGACGGGGCGACGACGTACACGCTGAGTTCTCAGTGGGCTGGCGTGACGGTTATGAGCAACGGAACCGCTTGGTTCATCATCATCTGATATGGCTAACATCTCCTGCGCAGAAGCTGCTAATCTGATCGCCGAGGCTTACGGCGCTTCGTGCAAGAGTCCGCGCGAGCGTAATCTGCTGGAGATTGGCCTACTCTGGGAGGCTGCGACGCTTGGCGGAACGGCTGATATCACGGCGGACAACACGGTGATTACGGCTGACAGCACGATCATCACGGCGGACATGACCGAATTTCTGTAACTCGAAAAACAAATTATTTAATCAGATATGGCACAGCAAACGATCAATATCGGAACAGCTCCGAACGACGGAACGGGAACGCCGCTGCGGACCTCGTTCGATTACTGCAATCTGAACTTCACGGAGCTGTACACGGCAGTCGGCCCGAGCGGCAATAACATCGTCGTTCCTGGCTCCGCCACCATCACCGGCGATCTGACGGTGGATACCAGCACGCTGAAGGTGGATTCGACGAACAATCGGGTGGGTATTCTTACGGCGACACCTGCTGCCGGTTATGCGCTGGATGTGCGTGGTATTCTGGCCGCTGGAAACAGTGCTGGCACAATTATCGGTGGCATTTCATTTTCTACACGACCTGAAATTGGATCAATCTCAAACCATAATCTTGGTTTGATTGCAAACAACACGACGATGCACCTTATCACACCTGCTGGTGTGTTTGACTGGTACGACGGCGCAGGCGGCACTCGAATGACTTTGAATTCTACGGGGCTGGGCGTGGGGCTTTCCGCTCATGTTTACAAGCTGCAATCTGTTGGATTCGTTGCTGCTTCAAGCTCGACCGTGAACGGATCTGGAGGAAACCTGATCGGAGCGTTGCTGAACAGTGATGACGCAAACTCCGGTACAAATCCCGGTCTTGATCTTCGTCGCTGGACTGGAACTGCTTTGAATCATGGTCTTACCTACATCGCAACAAACGCGACTGGTGACACGCTATTTTACAACGGAACCGCAGCAAGTAACACCAGAGCGACTTCGCTCAAAATGACCCTCGATGCGAGCGGGAATTTGTTGGTGGGTCTTGCCGCTGCTGGAACTACCGCTGCCAAGACTATTCAGATTGCTAACGGAACTGCTCCTACTGCCAACGTGACTGGTGGTCAACTCTACGTCGAAGCCGGTGCGCTGAAGTACCGTGGAAGCTCTGGCACTGTTACCACCATCGCTAACGCCTAATCCATACCACCATGATTACCCTCTCTTGGATCATCGAACGCCTTCTCGTCCGCAAAGTCGAAGGCACTCTCACCGATGTCGTCATCACCGCCGACTGGAGGTGCAACGGCACCGAAACCATCGGCACCGGAGACGACGCGAAGACCTACAGCGGCACCTGCTACGGCAGCGCGTCGTTCGCTGCGCCATCTGGTGATTTCACGCCGTATCCTGACCTGACGCAGGATCAGGTTCTCGGCTGGTGCTTCGCCAATGGCGTCGATCAGAAGGCCATCGAAGCGAACGTCACCGCGCAGATCGAGAACCAGATCAACCCTCCGGTCATCGCTCCGCCGCTGCCGTGGGTGCCGGTTCCGCCGCCTGCTCCTGAGGTGGAGAAGGTTGTTGCGCCAGTTCAGGATGTCACCGATGCTCCGGTGGCATGATTAAAATTGAACTGACCCTCGAACAAACCAACACCCTGCTGCAACTCGTGGAAATCGGGATGAAGGCTGGCAACATCAACAATGTGAAAGCCGGACTTCCTCTCTACGATCTGATCCTCGATTCAGCCAAGCAGCAGGCTCCTGCCGCTAACTAACAGCCACGCACGATGACGGACCACCACGCTTTTATCAGAGACATCTCAATAGGCGTCGGTGGTCCGGCCATCGGCATTCTGGGGAACGCGGTATTTACCGATCCGAATCTCAAGACTGCCTCATTGGCACTTGGCGCGTTCGCCGCGCTTCTTACATGCGCCGTGAAAGCAGTCGAACTCTATCGCAAACTCAAAAACGACAAATGAACGCCAATATTTCATCCCTCCTCCGCCACGGTCTTAGCGCGCTCGGCGGTTTTCTCGTTGCCAAGGGGTTGGCCAGTGCTGATCAGGTTGCCGAGATTGCTGGCGCGACTGTCACTCTGCTCGGTGCTGTCTGGTCGATCTGGAAGAACAAGCAATCAGCCGCTGCCGCACCCGTCAAACAGACGGAATGAACTTCTTGGCCGACTTGGTGATGAAGCTGGTCATCTGGATTCATTCGCTGACGACCAGGGACACAACGAGTGAAGACGCCAAGAAACAACCTGATCTTAAGCGCGGTCTTCTTGATCGTGTGCGCGAGCATGAGCGTGAGCTGCGCGAGCCGGGTGATTTACGTCCCCCACGGTGAGCCTGTACGCCTCGCTGAGAGCGTTGAAGCAAAGGTTTGGACTGTTGACGCCAGCGGCAAAACGGTGCGTAGTAAGAACCGGATTACGATCCATGAGGGCTGGTACGCATTGCCGAAGGAATGAAAAAGAACGTCCCAACCAATAAGTCGCTCTACAGCAAGATGAAGTCCGCCGCTAAGGCGAAGTTCGACGTTTACCCATCAGCATACGCCAACGCTTGGCTCGTTCGCGAGTACAAGAAGCGCGGCGGCAAATACAAGGTTGCCGATGTCAGATAAAAAGGTCCGTGGAGGTCTAGGTCGTTGGTTCGCTGAAAAGTGGGTGGACATCAAGACCGGCAAACCGTGCGGACGATCTGAAGGAGAGGAGCGCGCTGGATATCCCGCTTGTAGGCCAACAAAACGCGTGAGCGATAAGACCCCAAAGACGACGATGGAGATGAGCAGCGCGGAAAAGGCTCGATTCAAGCGCGAAAAAACCAGCTTCCAGAAGATCGGTTACCAGCATAGGATGCGGAAGAAAGCAAAATTATGAGCAATAACGCACCATATAAAGGTTCTCCCGCTGTCCGATCATCCGGCAGCGGACCTTACAGGCAGTCTCCTCCGCCCAAGCCGCCGGTCAGGCCGTCTCCAAAGCCGGTTCCGAGCGGCAGCGGTCCGTATCGCGGTAAGTGATTTAAACGAAAATCCCCCGGTGGTAATGAAAACCATCGGGGGATAATTGTTTTGGAGCGTAGGTTCAGCGTCCTAACGACTTCATCACGCTGGCAACGAAGTCTTCACTCTTCGCGGCGTTTGTGCTGGCAGGCCTAGAACCGCCGGTCGTCGCGCGTGAGCTGACTCCAGGTTCGCTTCCGCGATACTTCGACAGTTCAGCCTGCAAGCGCTTGTTCACCTCAACCTGAGCATAGAGCAGTTCGCGGTACTTCGGCGCGGCAGCGGCCCAAAGAGCAGCCTTGGCAAGATCCTCCTCGCTGTTCTCACCATTGAAGATTTGCTGGGCAAGGCTAAGTCGGCCATTCAGCTCGGTGTTCCATTCCTCATCGTTCTCACGCGGCTCAAAGATTTCGAGCGAGCGAGCATCGGTGGAAACCTTCTGCCAGGTCTTATTGGCCGACTCTAGTGCAGCCTTCGTCCCCTCCTCGTTGTCCTGCTTGTACTTGGAGATGACCGCATCGTAATCGGCCTTAGCCTCGGACAATTCGGACGCGCGTTCGCCATTGATTTCGTCGTACTTGACGATGAGTGCGCCAAGTTTGGCCTTCTTAGAAGGAGAAAGACCCTCAACAATGTCGTCGATCTGAGAGTTGCGATAGTCGCTATCGGGCGATTTCAGGAGCGAAACAAGCCGCTCGCCATCGGTTCCGACAAGGTTCTTCACCGAATCGAACACGCCGGTAATCTTGCCCTCGTACTTCTTGATGAAGTCAGGATGACGCTCGATGTCCAGCAATCGGACACGCTCGGAAAGCGCGTCACGCTCCTCCTGCAAGGTCTTGAGCTGCGATTCGAATTGAGGGTTGGTAGACCTGCCAGCCTTCAATTCATCCAATTGCTTGGCCAACTGCGCCTTCTCCTCCTTGATCTTGCGGAAAGCGTCAGCCGCTTTCGTGGACTTGATCGTCTCAGGAATGTCCGCGTCGTCCGGCGCTGCTGGGGCGGCGGCGGTGGGTTCAGCAGCGGTCTTTTTGGAGAACATCCGCTCAATATCCATTTCGGATTTACTGAGCTTGGGTGGTGTATTGTCAGTCTTCTGCGGAGCGGCGGTAACTGCTGGCTTCTCAGCGGGAGTCGCGTTATCAGCGCCGATTGCCTTGAAAGCATCGATAAACGAGCTTCCAAAGTCTGGAGTCTGGCCATTACTGACGACAGGTGAGTTCAGGGGTTCGTCCATATTTTAAGATTTAATACTGTTTTTCAAAAGTTGCTTCAGGTTCTTTCGCTGTTTCAATTACGGCCAATTTGCGGAGGTTTTCAAGACAATGCGCGTAGCCAGCGGTTACACCGGCAGCGAAAATAATGTCCGATTCCTTGCTGCCATGAGACGGCATCGGCACCGGGATTGATTCCGAAACGATGCGAATGGCCATGCGAAGGATCGGATTTCGCATAATCGCAGCAAGTTCTGCCTGCTGGCCCTCGTTCTGCCAATCGCTCAGGTTTACCTCAGGCAGATTCAGTAGGTCCTGCTTCGCCTGTTTGCTCGGGTTCTTCGTCAAGCCTCTTAGCCAGTTCATTGTACTTTGATTTCTTGTTTCGTTTCAGTTTATGCCGCTCGGGAATCGGATCGAGAACGTCAGTCAGCTTTGGAGGGTTCTCCTTGTTGACGACATCGCGCTTCGGTCGAATCACCTTTGTCACCTCAAGCAAGTCGGCCAGTGGCAGCTTCATGTAGCCGCAATCCACATCGTTGATGCCGTATGAGATGACGAAATTGTTCTTCGCGCTGTCGAAGAAAGCGCCGCACGGGAACACGACCGCAGGCAATCCTGGCCACCAGTCCTGCTGATTGGTGCCGGTAAGAAGCGGCAGTGTCGTCATGCGAGCAATGCGGAATGGAGCCTTAGCTTCGAAAGCGTACGCACCCATGTAATAGCGGCGCTTGCCGTTGATCCAGGGAAGCGAGCTGTGGAAGAAGGTCCAGTAAAGGCCGTCGCAGAGAATCGGATTTGTTCCGCCGCGAACCTCGCCAAACTTCCAGAGCGGATTGAACTCCTCGGTGACGTACTCGGCATCCTTCTCTAACCGCCCATTAAGGCGGACAACGACATGAGGATTGGCCGAATACACCATGTGTGGCGCATTATCGTGGACGAAGTAGAGCCAGTTCTTCTCATGGCCATCGTTGATCATGGCCTGCGCGTAGTTGTTGCCGTAGATCGGATCGAACCGACCCACGTTCAGGAACTGCTTATCGAGCAGGAACATCGCCTGATGCGCGTAGCTCTTGAACGGAACGAACGTGCAGCAGCTCACGCCGTACTTGTCGCCAAACTTCACGACACGCGGATCTTCGAACTGCTCGTTCGGGTAGTTCGAGGTGAGCTGGAGGATCGACTTTTTTGTGGCTCGTAAATCTTTACTCAGCTCGAAGGCAACGATGTCGTTCTTCTCGGTGTAAACGTCCTCGTCCTTCTCGCGCTTGTTGCGGCAGCGACGTGCGAAAAGCATGATTCGTCCATCTGCCTCCTGCATGATGGCTGGATTGAAGTAGTACGTCCCGGTTTCAGCCGGAAGAACGATTTTGCCAACCTCCCAATCGGTCTGTTCAGCCAGCTTGGGGACATCATTTTTTGCGTAGCTCATTAGAAACTCGGCTGCGAATTTGATTTCGTCGTACAGTGAAAGCCAATGATCGCGCTCCTCACGGACCTCGGTCAAATGTTCCTCATTCTCTTTGGTTCGAATCTCCAGCGTCTTGCGGAGGTCTTCGATCTGCATGAGAAGATCGGCATGACCATCGCCGCCATTGGCGAAGCGCTTGAGTGCTTTGAGGCTGATGCTTCGGATTATGTCTTTCATTCACGGATGCAAGTTTGCTCCATCTTGATAGGCCAATCTTGGGAGAATTCCGTAAAACTTCATGTGCGGAATCGAATCAACCAGCATCTGGATGTCGATTGGACACCAAACTTTCTGGTTTGTTTTCATTAGATCGCAAGCTCCACTGTAGTTGACGTAGTAACAGTGCGTACACATGCCGCGTGTCAGCCGGTAAACGCTTCCGCCAATGTGCGTGTTCTCTTCGTACGGCGCAGCGCAACAGCTTCCGACGTAGATGACCTGCCAGTCTTCCGGTACATGCTCCAACTCTTGAGTAAGCTGTTCCTTCCAGTTTTCAGACTCAAACTTGCAGTCGTCTTCAACGATCAGAAACGGCTGGTCTTTCGGATATGCACCTGTCTCAACAGCCCACTTGATCGTGGCCCACACGGAGAAATGGCTAAGTCCAGCGACGATAGACTTCACCTGCATCCTCCCCTTGTCCTTTGAGTTGTAATACTCGGTGGAGATTCCGCAGTTGGATGCTCTAAAGCCGTAGATTGGGACAGCGTTTATCCCAAACTTTGCCATGTACTCAATGCACTCTTTTTCGCGCTTACCCTCTGGAAGCGAAACAATGAAGGCAGGAGACTTTTCGATGTCTATTTTAATCATGCCGGAACGATGTAGATTACGCCACGCATAGCTCCGCAGGCTTTTTCAGGCGTGTTGTAGTAGTGTTTGTATCCGCGATTTTTGAAGCTGTAGATCTTGTCCAACTTAGGTTTGATCCACTCAAATGTGTAGTCTTGTCCGTTGTAAGAATCCCATCCAAGGCCACCACCTGGAACCATGAAGTCGTGGATGGCGATGACCGGAAGAAGCTCGTACTTAGCGATTGCTTCAAGCTCATCAAGCAACGGGCAGTATGAGTTCCAATGAGCGTCGAGGAAGAAGATCGTGTCGTGTCCGATTCCGCGATGTGGAATGACGTAATCTAAAACCGCCTCGCTAGAGCCATGGAAAAGTTCAACATGGACGTTCTCTTGCTTGAACTTAACAGCGCACTCTTGAACCAAGTTGTGGTCAATCTCGCACGAGACGGTCTTCAGGAAGTTCTTGGCCAACCAGACAGTTGTGTCTCCGTGATTTGTTCCAGTCTCGACGGCAGTTGTAAGGCTGAAACGATTTTTAAGCGAAAGAAACTCCTGCTCGATGAACGTGTCTCCGTTGAATGGTGAACCCATAATTATCAGATTTCAGAAAGGTTTTCTCCGTCAAAATCGAAGTAGTCACAATCGCCAACAGGCTTGAATTGCTTGGATTCTCTCCATAATTCACGTTCTTTTTGCAGGTCAAAAGAGGTGTCTATGGTCTTAAAGTTTCTTTCAACGTAGAGGTTTCTCTTCTCTATGTTGGTCATTGTTGCGTTCATAAAATCACTAACTTTTGTGTGCTTTTCGTAGTCTGTTTTCCAGACTCTTTTCGGATAAAATTCGTCTACGCAGTTAATCTCATTCCAGTGCATTGCCTCATCCTCGATGATCAGGCAGTTTTTGTTGTAGAAAATCAGGTCTTTGTACCCAGCCAACTCCATCCTAATTCCGATGTTGCAGTCTTCGCATCCGCGCCTTGCAAGGAACTCGTCGTAGCCGTTTACACGTTCAAGGAATTCAACCGGAAAGCTGACGTTTTGCCCAAACACCCAGCCGCCACTTGCTTTCACGTTTTCGCTTGCAACCTGATTCAATGCGCGATGATCGCGGTTGTTTGCCTTGTAGCTTAAGATCTTGTTATTGGTGATTACGATGTCTGAAACCTTATCGTAAGCTCCGCACAAAATGATTTTGTCCTCAGCAGCTCGCCTGTGGAACTCGATCCACCCATCAGCCAGCGCGCTTAAGTCGTCCACGAAAACGATGTGTTCGTTTTCCGCGAGAATGATTCCAGTGTTTCTAGTTCCAGAAGCATCGAAAAAGTTGGACTTTGTTTTCCGATGTTTACCCCTCCAAATGGACGGTTTTGGAGGAGTGTGAGTGTAATCGAATCGACCGTTAACGATTCTGCTGAGTTTTTCAGATCGGCCTTCTTCGTGGTGAAGGAACGAATCGATAAAGATTATCTGATCCGTGACGACGCCATCGGCATACTGGGAAATCAGGGTTTCGGAAAACCACTGAAACATAGGTTCGCGCCTACATGTGATGTAAACGATTGTTAGTTTTTTGCTCACGATTTCATCCCTGACGCGCCAAGTTAGACTCAGCAGTTGCGTTCGCTCGTTGAATATCCGCCGTCGTCTTCGCATTCCGGCGAGCCAAGTCGGCCATCGCCTTCGTGTTCTGACGCTGAATGTTGGCCATAGTCTCGGCATTCTGGCGAGCAATTTTCGCTTGAACTTCCGCATTCATCACGGCGGTACGAGGATCGGAGCCTTGCTGGATGGCCATTGCCTGCTGCTGCTGCGCCATCGCTTGAGCCTGCTCCTGAATCAACTGTCCAAGCTGCTCGATGGTCTGACTAAGCATCTGCAACTGCTGTGTGTAAGCCTCGACCTGCGGTCTGCGCGTAGGATCGGTGGACAGGCGCTGGAGATGATCCTGAACGTGCTGACCGATGCCTTGGAGGAAGAGAACAATCTCCTGCGGATTACCACCCTGCTGAAGAGAGGCAGCAGCCTCGTTCGCAGCCGCAAGATGCGTGTCGATGTGGACGATGTGATTCTGCGTATCCGTGACGACCGCCATGTTGCCCTGGCGAAGCGAGGAATGCTCAAGGACAGCAAGAGCGGTCTGATCTTGAATCTTCGAAGTCTGCAACTGACTCGGGAGATACCGATCAACCATCTGCTGACCAACCTGAGCGGCGATGTAGTCCTGCAAGAGGT